GAGTGCGTACCGCAACAGCTCGCAGTGCTGCATCGCAGCATCAAGACGGAATGCGAGCCCCCTAATTCTTCAACTGTCGGACACGCCCGAAAAGGCACCCGAACATGGAAAAACAATCAACCCCAATCAAAGGAATCAAAAAGGGAGGCAAGCGTCCCGGCGCAGGCCGACCGAAGGGGGTTCCGAACAAGACCACGCGCGAGCTGAAGGACATGATCCTCGGCGCCTTGGAAGGCGCTGGCGGGATGGCGTACCTGCAAGAGCGGGCGAACGACCCCAAGACCGCATCGGCATTCCTCACGCTCGTGGGCAAGGTCCTCCCCATGACGGTCCAAGGCCCGAACCCCGACGGCTCGCATTCGGTCAGCTTCACAGTCCATGGAATCGCGCCGGCTCGAGGTTCCTGAGAAGCTGCTGCCGCTTCTGCAGCCGGCGCGCTACAAGACCGTGCATGGCGGGCGCGGATCGGCCAAGAGCTGGACGGTCGCGCGCATGCTGGTGCTGAAAGCCGCAGCCAGCCCAATCCGCGTGCTGTGTGCGCGGGAGACGCAGAAGTCCATTCAGGAGTCCGTGCATCGGCTGCTGAAGGATCAGATCGAGGCGCTGGGGCTGTCCGGGTTCTTCGATGTGCAGGAGACGCGCATCATCGGCAGCAACGGCAGCGACTTTGCTTTCGCCGGCATCCGGCAGCAGGGGGTCGCCAACCTCAAGTCATTCGAGGCGGTTGATATCTGCTGGGTGGAAGAGGCCCAGGTCGTCACGAAACGAAGCTGGGATGTGCTGATCCCGACGATCCGCAAGCCAGGCTCGGAAATCTGGATCACCTTCAACCCAGAGCTGGAGGACGACGAGACCTATAAGCGCTTCGTCTCGGACCCGCCCGACGGCTCGCTGGTGATTGCCTGCAACTACGCAGACAACCCATGGTTTCCGGACGTGCTGGAGCAAGAGCGCTTGCTGATGCTCAAGCGCGATCCGGTGGGCTACCGGACGACATGGGAAGGCCAGTGCCGCCCCGCGGTGGAGGGCGCGATCTACGCAGAAGAGATCGCCGCAGCGATTCAGGCCAAGCGTATTCGCAATGTCCCTTATGACCCGGCGCTGAAGGTGCATTGGGTGTGGGATCTGGGCTGGAACGATTCGACCTCGATCATCGGCGCGCAGCGCAATGGCTCGGAGATCGCGATCTGCGATTACCTCGAGGGCGATCACCGCACGCTGGCCAATTACGCGCAAGATATTCGCGACCGGAAATACAACCTCGGGACGCTGTGGCTCCCGCATGACGGTGCGGCCAAGAACCTGCAGACTGGCAAGAGCCCGCAAGAGGTGCTGACAGGGCTGGGGTTCGATGTGCAGATCGTCCCTAACATGGACGTAGAGCAGGGAATCCACGCTGCGCGGCTGATGTTCCCGCGGTGCTACTTCGACAAGGACAGGACGGCGGGCCTGACGAATGCGCTGAAGCGCTATCGCCGACAGCAGAACCAGACGACGGGCGTTTTCGGCTCGCCGCTGCACGATGACAACTCGCACGCGGCCGACGCCTTCCGATACCTCGCGGTTGTGGCCGACAGGCTGACCAATGAGACGTGGGGCGGCTCACTGAGCTATCCGAGGCTGACGACAGCCTAAACACCGAAAGGCATCGCTGAGAAGCGACCCGAACACATGGCAAAAATGACCGACGATGAACTAGGCGTGCTCGTAGAAAACGAGATGCGCCAGGCCATCGGCTATTTCGGCGGCAAGCTCGCAGAGCAGCGCAGGAAGGCGGAGTACTACTACTACGCCCTGCCGAAAGAGGACCTCGCCCCGCCGACAGTGGCCGGCCGCTCGTCCGTGGTCGTGCCCGTGGTGCGCAACACCATCGAGTCGATGCTGCCGCAGCTGATGGTGAAGTTCACAGGCGGCGATACGGTGGTGGAATTCGAGCCCACGCAGGAGGGCGACGAGGACAAGGCCAAGAGCTGCACGGATTACCTGAATTACCTGTTCTTCAAGAAGAACCCGGGCCATGCGATCACGTATGCGTGGTTCAAGGATGCGCTGAAGCTCAAGCGCGGCATCATCAAGGTCTGGTGGGACACGCGCGATGAGGAAACTCGCGAAGAGTACAAGGGCCAGACGCCCGTCAACCTGGCGATGCTGCAGGACGATCCCGAGATCGAGATCATCGCGCAGAAAAGCTACCCGGACGAAGAGGACGCCAAGCAACGACAGCAGGCGCTCGAGCAGCTTCAGCAGCAACTGGACTCCGCACTGAACGACCCGAGCCCGCAGGCTGGCACGGCAGTGCAGCAGATCCAGCAGCGCATGGCGCAGATCCAGTCCATGCCCCCCGCGATGCTGTTCGATGTGTCGTGCAAGCGCACCAAGAGCGGCGGCAAGCTGTGCATCGACAACGTCCCGCCCGAGGAATTCCTGATCTCGCGCAAGGCCAAGGACATTGCCAGCGCGCCGTTCGTTGGCCATCGCGTGCTGCGCACCATCTCCGAGCTTCGCAGCATGGGGTATGAGAACGTCGAAAGCCTCGCATCGGATTCCGACGGCGACCAGAACCTCGAGCGGCTGGAGCGCCTGACCTACGATGATGATTTTGTGGACATCGGCGATGACCTCAGCGGCGATCCGTCGCAGCGCCGGGTGTGGCTGATCGAGGGTTATCTGCGGGTGGATTACGACGGCGACGGCATCGCCGAGTTGCGCAAGGTCTGCCGCGCGGGCGGGCGCACGCTGTCAAACGAAGTGGTCGATGCGGTCCCGTTCGTCTCGATCTGCCCGATCCCCGAGCCGCACAAGTTCTTTGGCCTGTCGGTGTCCGATCTCGCGATGGACGGCCAGTTGGCAGAAACTGGGCTGGTGCGGGCGGTCCTGGACAACAATTTCCTCGAGGTCAACGGCCGCTATTTCGCCGTCGAGGGTCAAGTCAACCTCGATGATCTGCTGACCTCGCGCCCCGGCGGCATCGTTCGCATCAAGAGCCAAGGCGCCGTGGGTCGGCTGGATCAGGGCAAAGGCAACATCGCCGAGGCGATGGGCATGCTTGAATACATCAAGGGCTTCAACGAGGACTCCACCGGCTGGAGCCGCCTGTCGCAAGGCAACGATCCGTCGTCGCTGAACCGACCCGAGACGGCAACCAAGGCCAACATCGTCAGCAACAAGGCGGATATGCGCGTGGACCTGATCGCGCGCAACTTCGCCGAGGGCTTCGTGGACCTGTTCCGGCTCATGCTCAAGCTGGTGTGTCAGTACCAGAGCAAGGCCGCGCGCATCCGCCTGTCGGGCAAGTGGGTGGACATGGACCCGCGCGAATGGCGCAATCAGTTCGACGTGTCCATCAACGTCGGTCTTGGTGTGGGCAACAAGGACCAGCAGGTGGCGCACCTGATGACCCTGATTCAGTCGCAGGCGTCGGGCATGCAGGTGGGCATCGCTACGCCGGAGAACCTGTACCGCGCCCACGTCGAGCTGGCCAAGAACATGGGCTTCAAGAGCGCCGACAAGTTCTTCACCGAGCCGAATCCGAATCAGCCGCCGCCCAACCCGATGCAGGGCCAGATGCAGATCGAGCAGATGAAGGCCCAGGTCAAGGCGCAGGCCGACACGCAATCCAAGCAGGCGGAACTGGCGCTGGAGCGCGAACGCATGCAGATGCAGGCGCAAGTCGATGCTCACCGCCAGCAGGTCGAGGCGCAGCAGCAGCAGCTTCGCATGCAGATGGAAAAAGAGCTCGAGCAGGCCAAGGTCGCGGCGCAGATGCAGCTGGAGCAGTTCAAGGCCCAGATGCAGCAGGACACGCAATTGGCGATCGCGCGCATCAATGCCGAGGCCAAGATCGCCGCGGCCGAAGCGACTGCGCAAAGCACGCTCACGCCGGCACAAGACATGGCTGCGGACAACGCAGTGAACGATGACGCCTGAAGAGACGATTCACCGTGGCACGCGCGCCAAGGAAACACTCGAAAACGAGGAATTCCAGCGCGCATTCGACACCATCGAAGAGGAACTGACCGAAGCATGGAAACTGAGCCCGCAAAGAGACGCGGACGGCCGCGAAAAGCTGTTCCTTGCGCTGACGATGCTGCGCAAGGTCAAGCAGGCGCTGGAGGCGACGATGGACTCGGGCAAGCTGGCGCTGATGGAATTGCGGCACCAGAACCCGACGATGCGCGAGCAGTCTCGGGAGTTTCTTGGGATGAACACGTCGCGATGATTCACGCGCTGAACTCGTGGGATCGGCGCATTGCCTGCGTCGTTCATCCCGAGGCCAGCGGTATCGTTGAATCACCCAGGTTCGGCGGCATTCGCACGGAAGTCGGGCCGGCGGGCTACGTCCTGAGCACGGGCAAAAAGATCGCCATTTGAGTTAGACGGCTGACAGCTCCCAGCCACTAAGCCGAAAGGCCAGATCGGAGCAGGGCATCGCAGTGATGCGACCCCGAAAGGAAACGAGTGGACACCCCCATCGCGGAATCCAACGCACCCCTGAGCGTCAATCAGGCAGCAGCGCTTTTCTCG